TCACCCATTCCATGCTGATAAGTATTAGTTGGGACTGCTTGTCCAGCTTCCATCAAAATAAAATTGCAGTAGGGTTCTAATCCATTCATGATTGTCCTTCCTGCTGGAACCCGATACATTGCACATTCCTTATCATTCCATAATTCATACACGTCAAATTCGTCACCGATATCATCAATATCATGATAAATGCGAAGAATACCAAGCAGCTTCCGGTCAAGGGACTTCGACCAGATGGGTTGAATCTGCTCAGATGGTACAACTGCATAGTGCAGCGCCCCATCGTTTGCAGATTTCCACACATGAATCCATCCAACCTTCTTGTTGGACGCTTCCACGCACAAATCCTTGCAGACCTTTGGATACTTGTCCCCCAGAAAAGCATTCAATTTTTTATTTGCCGCATCTGATCCAATGTCCATTGTTGGCGGTGCTGTAAACATGTATGCTGCTTTCTGATTGACAAGCAGTCCATGAAAATTGAATGGTATTCTGTTATCAGCGTTTCGCATCGGAGAAACCACTTCCCTTGTAACAAGCTCCCCATCTGCATCCATTTCTGTCTTTTCTTGTGCCTTTTTAGGTAGAAACATAATATCTGTTTCATTCTTATAATATCTTTCAGCCGTCAAAGCCTGAGTTCGATATACGGCATGTACATCTGCATAGTTATTGATGACTTTTTTTACATTTTCTAAATCCATATAATCACCTATTTCATGACAGATAAGCCGGACGGCTTTCTGATAATTGTATAAACAAAGTATCTGATAGAATCCATTGCATGATCAAATACTTTAAGTGGCTTATCTTCTCCCTTCTCAGATGCTTTTGCATCCCAGACATAAGAAGCAAATTCCTTTAGTGTCATTGTACAGTCTGAACTGAATTTGATTGAACAGTTCATCAAGAGTGATGCCAGGAAACGTATACCATCAAGTACATCATTCTTTGCTTTCTTAACACTGTACCCTCGTTTTTTCAGTTCTGCAATAAAAGAAGCGGCAGAGGGATCCACCACAATTTTTTGTGGTTTAATGCCATCCAGCCACTTCTCTAAGTCGTTTGCATATTCTGTATTGGTCTTCTGCTCTGCTGCATCACGGCCAGAATAATAATATTCGCGGATACAGTACCAGATCCCGTCCATCCCCTGTCCCCACAAATGAAACGCGGTTGCGTTCTGGGTTCCATAGTCGCAAGATACATAGTAACTTGCCGGATGAATAGCCGGTATATCTTTTGGATCCACGGCATGCTTTTTTGGATCAAACATATCATAGATCAAGCCCTCTGCCATTACCCATAAGCCCAGTATATAGCGCTTGTAGAACACACCTGTGTACATGTTGCGGTATCTTTCCTTGATACGTTCTGCAAGTGACGGGTTATCGTCCATGGTAAAGTGCAGATGCAGCAGATTCTTTTCTGTGATCTTATCCAACCAGTTAGTTTTGAACCAGTGGTAAGGGCCGCCAGGATTACAGTTAAACCAGAACTTTGAACCGTCAACGGAACAACGTCCGGTTGCCTGGTTAACAAATGATTCAGGCATCAGGGCGACTTCATCGAAGAAAGCACCAGCTGCTGTGATACCCTGGACAAGATCCTGCGAAGCTTCATCCTTGCCGCCAAACACATAGTATGTGTTAGTTTTGCCATTCTTGCTGATAGTCAAAAAGTTTTCAGATCTGTGATCTTCAATCCTGTATCCCAAAGATACCATCATCTTTTTTAATGGGGTAATGACGTTACGTCTGCAAGATCCGACTGTCTTACCGGCAATAATGAAATTTTCATCGTCAAAATTTTCCATTGACCAGGTAATGTAAGACATTGACATGCACATTGTCTTACCTGATCTGATTGCACCATCTGCAATGATGCCGTCTTTGTCCCGGATTTTTTCAGCCAGCCACCATGTCTGCACCTGAAGCTGCTTCCTGGAAGGTGGAATAAATTTAAACGGTTTCGCTTTCTTCTTCCGCATTATCCCATGCCTTATCTACCAGGGCTTTCAATGCATCCACATAGGATGTATCAGTTTCTTCTGGTTCATCTGGTGCTGACTTCATCTTTAGAGCAGCAATCCGGGCTTTCTGCTCATCGGTTGCCAGATCCATATGATCAGCAAGCCAATCAAGTGCACGCATCCGATCAGCAAGTTTTATACTTGCTCCGTTTCGTCCGTTCTTGATCTCACTGATCAATGTTCCATCAACATCTTTTGATTCCTTGAACCGCACTGTGTTGATCTTCTGTGTCAGGGGCTTCTTTTCTCCTGTTTCTGGATCCTTGATTTCTACCACACCATACGGTCCAATGACATATTCTTCATCCTGGCCAAACTCCACAAAGTCTGTAACATCTGCAAACGCAATGTCCATGTACTTCTGGAAGATGTCGGACTCATCCAGAAGCTCACGGTTTAACCGGGACCGCTTCAAGTGCTGGATTTCCGCTTTTATGGC